GCATTTTCTGGATTGATTGGACGCACTGGTGGTTCGTTGCAACAGAATATTACTGGTGCCTTTGGTCAACAAACACCGCAACAGGCCCTTAGTAGTATTATTCAGCGTACTCAACAAGAGGCTGATCTTGGTACGCCAGAAGGATTGATTCAATTAGCCAATAATCTAAACCAATTGCCACAATTTAGTGGTATGGCTTTGGCTATGCGTCAAGAAGCGTCTAACTTAGCGCAACAACAGCAACTAACTGGTGCTAAGATATTTCAAGCACGGGCTGCTGGAACTGCTTCGTTGGCATCGGCTATGCGTGAAAGAGAGCCAAAGGAACCTACTAAAGTTGGTGTATCTGAAGAAGGTCAGAATGTATTTCTTAAAGGCGGTAGGCAGTTTACTATCGATGCTACTGGTAATTATATTCCTTTTTCTGGTAAAATTAGAGAAGGCGGCGGCACAAACATTACACTTAGTGTGTCACAAGAAGCAGATTTAATTAAACAAGGCCAAGCAGCAACTAAAGAAATTGGAACACGAACCAGTGCTATAAATAGATCATTAGATCTTAATGCACAGAATAGTCCCTTTGCTGGTGCGGCATTTAAACAAGAAGTTGCGTCTGTGTTTGGAGATGCCCAGAAAGCAGCAACAGAAATTCAAGCACTGGGTAATACAGGTGCTCTTGATACTAGGATTGCAAACAGTGTTGTTTCATTCTTAGAAGGAAAAACAACTCAAACTACAAAACAAGATCGTGATGCAGTTTTAAAAGTTTTATTGGAACGAAATAAAGACGAATATGAAAGAAAAGTTCGTCCATTTAGAGCCGCTGTAAAAGATGAAAAACAAGCAATGAGGTTGTTTCCGTCTTTTGAAGAAGCCTTTGGAGTTTCTAAAGGACTTCCTAAACAGGGTAGACCTATTCCTGCTGGACAAGAATCAAAGTATACTGAAGGTTCTAAGTGGGAAAAAGGTAATAAAAAATATGTTGTTCGTGGCGGTCAACTGATAGAGGAATAACATGGCAAAAAGTGTAATGGGTGAGATCGATGAAGAGTTTTTCAAAGACCTCAAACCAGTTCCAGAAGTAGGACCAGCAACAGGAAGATTTGTACCGACACCGTTACCGCAGCCTGCCGGAGTTCGTCAAGATTTTGGCGACTATCTTGCTAACCAGTTAAAACTTGGTTTTAGTGATTTGGCTATGCTTCTTGGTCGTGTATCAGAGTACGAAAAAGAAAAGGTATTTAAGGGACAACCTGCCTTTGGTTTTGAACCATCAGTGCAACCTGAGTCAATGGTACAAAGAGCAGTTGGCGGCGGTATGAGAGCAGTTCCTTCTGTTGCGTTGCCTGTCCCATTAAGAGGCGCTAGTCTGTTTGCTCCTGGTCGTGTAGGCGCTATTACTGGCGCATTCGGTGCTGGTGCTGGTGCTGAGTTTCTTGGAGGCGTGACTGAACAAGCAGGATATGGAAGACTTGCTGGTGAACTTACTGGTGCTATTACTGGCGGTGCTACAAGTCAGATTGTAGGCGATGCTCTTTCATCTATCTTTACTGGTCAGTTAAAAAATATTGGGTTATCTACTTATAGCAAACTTTTAAACGGTATCAAACAAAATGTTGGTGAAGAGCAGTACCAACAACTTTTGTCTGCTTCTAACAAAGAAGCGATGGATCGTATTTTAAAAGAAAATCCAGATCTGTTACAACAACTGTCTCGTGTAGAAGAACTACAGAAACTAATACCAGGATTTAATCCTAATCTATATCAAGCCACTGGAGCAACTACTGTTCGTATTCGTGGTCAGGCTGCATTAGAGCGTAGACCAGAGGCTATTCCTGGTGTTGAAGCACAGAAAAAAACAAGTGATATTGCCTTACGTCAAAAAGTTGCAGAATTATTTCCATCAACAGAGTCTTCTTATGTGTTTGCTGGTCGTCAATTAGATCGAACACAATCTGCTTTGGCTTCGCTAGTTAATAGTGCAGATCAAAACATTCAAAAACTATCTAGTCAGTTTACAAAGACTGGTGCACAAGATCTTGGCGAACAAATTCGTAAAGCATACGGTGATCGCCGTAATGCTACTAGAGATATATTTACAAAGCAATACGATGCGTTAGATGCTGATGCTGCTGCTAAGGGGGTTACACTGTCTCCAGAAAGCACTCAAAACATTTATAATTTTGCTACCGCAAATCGTCAGGTATTTGAGGACAGTCCACAATTATTAAACTTGATTGAAACAGCATTTAAACCAAAGACAACACCTGCTGGCGCTATCTTATCTGAAACAGGACAACCAATTACAGGCGCTGGACAAGAGTTTGCGCCTACTTCATTTAAAGATCTTCGGTCTTTGTATAGACAATTAAATGAAGATTTTTATAAAGCAGATCAGGCGGCATCACAAAATATTCCTGGTGCTGGACGGAAAGCAAAAGTATTATCAGACCTAAAAGACCAAGTATTACAAAACATTAACAGTCTTCCTGCTGATGTTAGGGATCGATTCTTTTCTATCAATTCTGCCTATGATGCAGACTACAGACAAGTATTTAAAAAAGGTCTTGGTGGTTTGATTGGTGCTGAAACACGGATGGGCGCTAGAGTTAAAGATGAAGATATTATAAATCAACTGACTAAAGAATCTAATGTTGATGATTTTTATCGTATCTTTGGTAATACACTAGAAACACAGCAGTATTTAAAATCTGGTCTTATTGATAAGTTTCTTAAACAAGGTAGTGCATTAAATGCAGATGGAACTATAAATCAAACAGCACTATTAAACTTTACTCGTACTAACCAAGGTGTTATCAATAAAATACCAGAATTGCAAGGTTTCTTAACTAACTCTCTTGATGAACTTGCTCGTTTTGCAGATCAAAAAGCATCTTTAGTGCAAGGACAACAGGCGCTAGAAAGGTCTGCACTAAGGGCAATTACAAAGAAACAAGACTTAGATGCTATCTTTACTACCAACCAATCTGGTGCTTTTGAAAATCTAGATAGGTTATCTGCAATTATTGGCTCTGCTAAAGCAGATCCTAATGGTAATGCTCTAAAAGGAGTGCAAGGGATTATGATGGACAGAGCACTATCAACGGCAGATCCGCTTGAGTTTATAAATAAAAATGAAAAAGCATTTAAGCGTGCTTTTGGTAATGATTATAAGACAGTCCGTGATCTTGCAGAGGCAGGTCAAATACTAGGTAGAACTTTAGAAGTAGTTCCTCCTGTTCGTGTGCTTGAAGGCGATATTGCACAACAAACAACTGGTACCAGTATTCCAGGGGCGTACTCTTTGTTGCGTGATCGGATTACATCTGTTCCTACTAAGATCTCTATTTTATTTTCTAGGTTCTCTCAAGCAAAGGGACTAGAAGGAAAAGACAATGCTTTTCTAGAACTTTACAAAGATCCTGCTAAGGCTCGTGAAGCATTAAAGTATATTAATACTTTTAACTCTGCTAAAGCATCAGAGCAGGCAAAAGAGGTAGCACTATCGGGACTAAATAAGTTATTGGTTCGTAGCGGTGTAAACCTATATCGTGCTGGTGTTGTTACCGGAATGCGTGAAGCAGGAATGCCAGAAGCACAGCCGCAGGCAGAAGAAGGCTTTAACTTTAACGAACTGACTCCAGTAGAATAATGTCCGATCCAGCCGCAACCGCTAGGGCTGCGCTAGGAGGCATCAAAGAAGCCGTTGCTGTAGGCCGTGAAATCAAGGAAACAGCAAAAGAAGTAAATGCTTTCTTAGACGAGGAAGCAAAGGCTCGTGTTGCCTGGAAGCGTAAGCAACAACAGATTGAACGCCGTGGTGACATGATGTTCGTCAATGCCTATGAAGAATATAAAATCATTAGGCAGATTCGTGACGCAGAATCAGAGATGTACAGGCAGATTGAGCAGGAGTATGGTCGCTCTGCTGTGTCCGAAGTCAAGTCACTGATAACTCAGATGCGTAAACAACACCTAGAACTAACTGATGAGATGTATCGCAAACGCATGGAAACCAGACGAGAGATGCTATGGCTGTTAGTGGCATCGACTGTGGTGTACGGAATCTTTAAAATAATGGGGCTGATGTAATGATTACACTATTATCTACACTAATCTCTTTCCTTATGGGCGGTATGCCCAAGATCCTTGAGTTCTTTCAAGACAGGTCAGATAAGGCACATGAACTTGAACTAGCACGGATGCAGACTGAACGTGAACTGCAGATGCTGGAGCGTGGCTTTGTAGCACAGGCTCGCATAGAAGAGATCAGGACAGATCAGGTGGCTATGCAGACAGCGGTGCAGGAACGAGAAGCACTGTATGCACACGACATCGCCATCGGTAAAGACGCATCGCTGTGGGTTACGAATCTGCGTGCATCTGTAAGGCCAGTCATTACCTATGGTATGTTCTGTATGCTTCTGTTTGTGAACATCTTTGGCTTCTTCTACGCATGGAAGACTGGTGTGCCTTTTGATGTGGCTATGCAGATCCTCTGGGATGAGGATAGTGCCATCATCTTCTCAAGCGTTATCGCCTTCTGGTTCGGTACACAATCGTTTAAGAAATGAAAATCTCTAAAGAATGCATCGACATGATTAAGCATCATGAAGGTGTCCGTACTCGTGGATATAGGTGTCCTGCTCTGCTGTGGACCATCGGCATAGGCCATGTAATCGATCCCAATCATATAAAGGTGCCATTAAATGACAGAAAAAACTTACCAATCCCAGACGGATGGGACAGAACACTTTCAATGGCAGAAGTCGATGACATACTTGCCACAGACTTGGCTACGTTTGAGCGAGGAGTATTACGATTATGTCCTTCTGGTCTTACTCAGTCTAGGTTTGATGCACTTGTTTCCTTCTCTTTCAACGTGGGTCTCGGCAATCTCCAACGCTCTACAATAAGGATGTGCCACAACAGAGGCGACTTTGAGGCCGCTGCTGAGGCTTTCATGCAGTGGACCAAGGCTGGCGGTAAAGAACTTCCTGGCCTTGTAAAGCGCCGTAAGGACGAAAGAGCACTGTACCTAAAGCCATAAAAAAAGAGCCTCCGAAGAGGCCCAAAAGGACAGCACCTAGACTACCAAAGAAACATTATTCGCACCACAAATACATCGATGACGATGCCTTTAGAAAAGCCATCATATTCATCAAGGTGCACAAATTTAGCACCAAGCATACAGCCAGAGATAAGATACAGATCTATTTCCATATTCATATCTCACAGTGACCAGCAACGCACGCCAATGTCTGTGCGCCTTCGACATTATCATCCTTCTCTGACAGAGTATCCCAGTAGATATTTGCTGGCATTTTAGTCAGTAACTCTTCATAGACCTCTTTAGAGCATTCCTCATACGGTGCTTGACGGTATGAACCACCATCCCAAGGCAGGAAAGACACACCAGAGACTTCATCAAAGTGTCTCCATACCCATGCGCCAACGTCCATCCACTCATCTTCCTTAACTGAGATCGTCACAGACGGTTTGTGCTCACACCAGTGCCGCTGATACATCAGCCATAGATCAAGGTGCTCCAATGCTGTTAGATCGTCACGCAACCGTGCTCCTTCTGGAGCCTTCATCGGAAATGAGAAGACTACTGTGCTGTCTGGTCGCATTACACAGTCTTCGACAGGCACACCAGCAACCGCTAGAAACTGCGAGAGAGGATCTTTTTTATCTCCACGAACACGGCGTATGTAATAGCGGCTATGTCGAGCATGAATACCAGAGGCAGAATCAACAAGTTGAGACACAGTGCCAGAAGGTTTGACGCAAGTGATAGCAGCAGACTGAGGGATGCCAAGAACAGTTGCAAACTCAGAATTGGTATCCACAGCGATCTTTCGTAACTGTTTAAGATTCTCCGCAGTGCTTTCACTAACTTCTCCCATCCAGTGATTATCTAGGATGCCTGTTAGGCTAACACCTAAGAGGCGCTCTTCTTCAGTGTTCTTTTGCCAGATCTTCCGAAGATATGGAAAGTGCGTCATAGTAGACTGGAATGTGCCCAGAATCGTTGCTATACGAACTTTCTTAGCGAGTGACTCAACGGTGTCATCAGAGCGTACAACGACTTCTGTAAGGTTACAGAATTGATAGGGTCGTAGTATGATTTCTGAGCAGGGATTTGTTCCGAAATCATAATCTCCATCACGTCTTCCGTTTTTCTTAGCCTGACTCTTACTTGCGGCTCGTGAGAAGATCCCTCGCTCTCCAGAGTGACTGTTATAAAGGCTTGTCCATTCTGCGAGAAACTGTCCAATATCTGGTTTAGTAACGTAAGTTGCTGAGTTGTTAGCAAGTGCTCGTTGTCCGTTGTGTGTCCACCAGTCTCCACTCTTGGCTCCTCTCATCCGATCATCTTCAAGGTCCGACAAGGAAATCATTGCAGATCGCCGTACTCCACCCACAACAACAACTTCCCCGATCTTGCACAGAATATCATGACATTCGATTGATGTAAGTTTTCTACCTGCGGCTGCTCTAAATTTGGCAGTAGTGAATTTAAAAAGTTCATCCAAAGGCCCTGGACCAGAGGCACGTCCTCCAAAAGTTTTGAGCCTGGCTCCTGCAGGTCTAATTTTGGATAAGTCATACCTTGCCACTTCCCCAGAGTATAAAAGAGCGATGACTTGGCGTAGTGCTTTTGCCCATCCTTCTTTACTATCGGCAACAGAAATAACAGTCTCAGACTCAAACAACTGATCTGGGACTTCAGGTAATTGGTTAACATACTTATGCTCCACAGAGAAGCCTACTCCAGTGCCGCAGAGCAGGATATACATAGCCTCATCAAATGCCTTCGGATCATCAATAGGCAAATATGAGCAGTTGTAGCCAGCAGTGTTATCACGTTCCAGTGCCTTTCCAGCAGTCATGATAGCACGCATTGATGGCATGACTTCTAGGCCAACAATGGCATCACGGATGTCACGATAGAGTTCATCGGACATTTTGTAGTCGTGTTTCTCTTGCAAGTGCTTATAGATAAACGTGGTGTATCTATTTACTGTTTCTTCCCAGTGCTCACGGCGATCCATCTCTGGCAAAAACCGACTATAGCGGCTTTTAGAGATAAATTGAGAATAAATTGGTTGATTAGACATAATTTAACATCCTTTTTACCGACATTGCGTTATTTTTAGGATTAGAAGAACCAAGCAAATAAGAAATTCTTTGATACCCATATCCCATTTCTTTTAATGCTTTAGCAAACTCAGACATTTCTTTTGTTTTTTTCCTTGAAATGTGCCAGTGATTTTTATTTAATAATTTGTTAAACCTAGGTCGATATAAATCTACTTTTTCTGCCTCTATTTTCATTGCTTGCTGTTTGGATAACATATTATCTGTTATGCGGACAATGTCAGTAAGGGTATATCCTTTTAAAAACATTGCTTTTAGGTAGTCAGCGTGGTTTTTATTTCTGTTATTTCCTCTTACGCACCATGCTCTGTCGTACTGACCAATTCCAACATATAAAATTTCTTTTGATTCTGGATCTATGTGTTGATATACATAAAAAGGTGTCATCTTAGTCATCTAGGTCTATCTCCAATTCCTCAAACTTATCTTCAATCTTATCAGCAAACCGTTCAATAATCTCTTCTGATGATATATTAAGTACCTCCAGCAGCGTTATCTCGTCAAGTTTAGCCATCCTTTCCATTACGTCCCTCAGTGTTAACGACATCTTTAATACCCCTCCTACTTATAATACACTTCTTTAATTTTATCATAATTGGCTACTGCAAACTCAAGATAGTGTAAAGCCTTCTGCAAGTCCTCTAAACCATTTTTCTTGTGATGCCGTTGCACATACTTTACTACATTACACAGCCAAGGATCTAACTTCCAATCAAGGAAGACATCCCAAGGCTGAATATCACTTTTATAGTGATTACCGCCTATCTGCTTTGATGCGATGTAATCACCTAGTGTTTTATGCTGCTGTGACACTGGCGTGCTCCTTTACTGCTTTGGAGGATTTGGACCAGGAACCACAATCCGTACACTGGAATCTTTGGAAGGTTCCTGTGGTGGTGTAGGTGAATCCACGCTTCTGCAATCGATGGCTTCCACAGTTGGGGCAACCACGACCATCGAAGAGGTTATGGTTAGGGTGAGACTTAATCCAAGGTAGCAGACGATCATAGACTTTCTCCAGCAGAAGAACATCCTGCTTATTATATTTCTCCATTACTTTCCATGCAGCAGGGTCTTTGTTCATGCACTTGACCCAGAGTTGATAGCCTTCGTGTGCAGTCTTCTGACCTAAGCCAAGCCTCTGTGCAATGTGGTCTAGCTTATTGCTTGCAAAACGGAACTCTTTGCGAACTACCTTTAGCAAGTCAATCTGCTTATACGGGGCAGGCGGTGCCAAATGATGCAACAGGAACTCTTTATTGAGCACTGGAATGTCAAAGCGAGTGCCATTGTAGTGACACACAGCATCGGCCTCAGAGATCAGATCATGTATCTGCTGAAGCATAGTTTTGGATTCTTTGGTCTGGAACACAGAATCAAACATGACCTCTTTCTTGCCGTGCCATTTCGCTGCCCAACACAGGACATAGGATGACTCTAGCAAGTGCTCAGGACTGATGTACTGGTCACGAAGGCCCCAGATGTGTGCAGTGTTGGGACTTGTTTCGATGTCTAGCATCAACAGTTTCATTCGGTGTCCTCATTCAGAGCATCGAAGTATTCCTGCACTGATTCTGCAGTATATCGTGGTTCATCAAAGTAACGCTGGAATAAGCACTCATCGATGTCAGCATCAATCTTAACTTTTTTACGAACACCTTCAAAGCCAACGTGCTCAAGGAAGCGGCAGAATTGCCACAGGATTGGATGCCAAGTCTGATCGTCATCAAAGTCGTGTCGTGCCTCTAGTACTGTTTCTGACGGAAATGGACTGTCAAGCCTGTCATCAAATTCTTGGCCTTCATAAATAAATCTATACGTTGTCATTGCTAACTCTCCTCAATAATTCAAAAAAGTATTCACAGTCTACCACAACCAAGGGCTTATCTCTGTTTTGCTTGATGACGAGCACTGGCTCGTATCCTTTACAGTTGTCCTTCGCTTGTTGATAATGTCCATATACTGAGATGCTTGCTCTGGACTTGCATTCCACACTGATTGGTAACTTCCGTCTGGCTGCTGGACTAAGAAGCAAGTCCTCCCCTGACACGCCCATGCTAACTGAACGAACATCATCAAGCTCCAGTGCGAACTTTGCGATTATAAGGTCTCTTACTACCTGCTGTAGAACCCTTCCCTTTGCTTTCGCTGATGATGGCTTCAATATCAACTTCCTTTCTGGTTTTGATCCACGACTTCGGTATGTGCATTCTGGCATTACTGGAGTCCATGCTGACCGTATTGGCAACACAGATGGCATCGTCTGCCTCTGACACAATCCATCCAAGCGTGTAGCACTTGTGGATCTCTGTCTTGACGCCTTCTTGCCAGCCTGCATCTGCTACAGCATCAACCCATTCGACATAAACTATCGGGGCTTTTTCCAGACCTGATTTGGTTTTCTTCGTATCCATAGTAATTGTGCCTGCTCCGTTAGGTAAGTTTCATCGTTGTCGTATGCTTTCAAAACTGCTTCATAAAGTTGATCTTCAGTCTTGCAACCTTTTAGAATCTTCTCTGCCTTCTTAGGACCAATGCCTCTCAGTCCAGGCACATTATCAACACGATCACCAGTAAGCACCTGCATATAAAAGGTGTACAGCGTGTCGTCTTCGTCAACCCAAAACTTCTCATTCTTTCTCATGTTATAGTGCCAGCCACGGATCATATTCAGATCTTTGTCGGTGGTGCAGATAACATAGTCCTCTGGATCTAAATCATAAGCAGCAATGCCGATAGCATCATCGGCTTCCTGCTCTTGCTCAATATTAAACTTCCAAGCACTATTTAGGTACTCTCTAAGCAACTCCAAATGCTTAGGCTTTTCTTGCGTCCTATTACCTTTATAGGGCTGTGTCTTCGCTAGTGTAATACGAAAGTTCTGATGACCTGTAAGCCAACCATCAGCATCGTCACAACCAGCATGAACATAGACAAGTTCTTCAATGTATTCAGAGCACTTGCTGAGGGCTGTCTTCTCGTCATATTCCTCACAACCAGCAGCGAGAGTATAGGCGACAATATCGCCATCAACAAGTGCGATCACGGTTTAGGCTCGTGCGATTGAGTAACCGAGTTGTCCGTGAATACGGCTCAGTCCTTTGCTTCGCAGATACTTACGGAGTGCATTGCGAGCCTGCTCATACTTCGTCAGTCCCGAAAATGCTTTGAGTGACAACTTTTTACCATTAAATCGAACAACGTACATAATTATCCTTTCGGTTATGTTTACAGAACTTCATCAAGTGCTTCTTCAGTCGCTTGGCCTTCTTCGTAAGCAACCAAAGAATCAATCACCAACTTAGTCGCAGACGGGGAAATGCCTTTCTTGTTTTTCCACGCCCACTCGTAAGTACCAACTACAGCCGTAGCCGTAGATCCGTTACCGATAGGCGTAGTCTCAAGACTATTCCCACTGGCATCGAATACTTTGATTGGCACTGTGCTCTTGCAAGTTATGAAGAAGCCTTTCTCTGGCTTGTCTTCACGCTTGCGAACCTCAATGCCAAGACCTTCAAGAGCCTTCACTGCGTTATCAGACAGATTGCATAAATCTACCTGATACTTAGTGGACATCTCGTTAGGTTTGTTGTGAAAGCACCACATGATTGTGGCTTTAACCTTCACTGGTTTTGCTAGGTCGTTCATTTAATTATCTCCTTTAAGGTTAATGAACACTGGTTTCGTCCTGCTTGCTTTGTGCTTGAACCACCATCATAGCAGCAGTTTCCAAAATGTCAAGTATTTCGTCATAGTCCTCTGCTAAGTCTTTAGAGTATGCCAAGTGTACCTGACCGTTTACAACAGCAATCATGATTGCTGAATCTGGTTCCTCAAATTCTTCTAGTGCGTCTGACACCAATTATCCCCTATCTTAAACTCCCCATCAAGGGGACACCGCATCTTCAATAATACACCAGCCTTTCGTATGCTGTCAACTGCTAATTCCCCTACTCTTTGTGCGTGTTCTGCTTTGGCTTCTATCTGGAACTCATCGTGTACATTAGCAACAAAGTGTGCATCTAACTTGTTCCGTCTAAGTTCACTGTCAAGCAAGACCAAAGCCTTCTTCATCACTATCGCACCAGCACTCTGCAATAGCGTGTTAAGTGCTGCGTGTGCGGAACGGATGTGTAGTTTCCTACCGTCCAGACCTGGAAGCGTGCCTTGTACCGATAACTGGTCAACCTTGTCTCGAAGTCTTTTGAGGCTCGGAGTGTTCCGAAGAAAATTATCGATGAGTTTCTGACCATGCGCCGCTGAACCACCAACAATCTTCCCGATCTTGGCAGGCCCTGCGCCATAGAGTAAAGCATAAATGAATGTCTTGGCTTGCGCCCTAGTTTCAAGACCTGCCGCAGTCTGGTTTTTTGTATGGATGTCACCTTCAACGATTTCTCTAGCATAATTTTTATCTTTCATATAGTGTGCCAACATCCGCAACTCCAGCGATGCAGCATCGACACCAACCAATTTATAACCCTCTGACACCGTGAACAACTCTCTGCAGTCAGCACCATACTCTGAGCCTACCGATGGCACCTGAGCCATATTAGGGCTGTGGTGAGTCATCCGTCCCGTGACTGCTCCGTTGGTGATGACCTTACCATGAACCCTGTGCTCGTCAGATACACTTTCAATCCAGGATTCAACCATAGCCACCCTTTTCTGAATGAGTAAGTATTCGGCAATGGCTTTTGCTTCTGGTATATCAACTCCTGCAAGAGTAGATTCATCGACTATCACTTGACCTTTCTCTGTTTTCTTGGTTGGCTTCCAGCCTTTTTCGATGAGGCGCTTGGCGATTTGCTGCCTTGAGCCTGGGTTAAAGACTTCGACATGATCCTTGAGTCTCTTTCCTGTTTTTTCACTAACTCGCTCGGTAACGATTGCCGGAAAGATGCCATGTAAGGATGCCTCAATTGAAGCCATCTTATCTTTAAGGCTTGCCAAAAGCACCATACCTTTAGGCAGATCAAATCTAAAACCTCTGCGCTCTTGTCTTGCAATGATGATTGCGACTTGGTGCTCAAGTTCGATGCTTTCTTCTGAGAAACCATATTGCTCTTGCTCCTTTAATAACGCATTGTACACTTTTTCCAACACTTCGACATCACGGATGCAGTACTCTTGCATCTCTTCAGTGTGGCCCCCATCAAAGTCCTGAAAGTCAATCTTTTCTGTTCCCAGTCTTGTTCCCCATGCTGCGAGGCTGTGTCCGTTTTCTCGGCTTGGACTCATCAGCCTTGACATGACTAGGGTGTCTACGCACATTGATGCTTTGATCTTCGTATTCCATAGCCTGTTCAAGATCGGGTAATCGAAGAAGATTCCGTTGTGGGCCACCAGTAGCGGATTGCCCTCTAATACTTTTAATAAAGTGTCGGCCTTGCGATGACATTCAACTGCTCCGCTTCTTTGATCCTTTGTTACGCACAACCAAATCTGGTTTGCTTTCAGGTTCGTTTCTATGTCCAGGAATACTACCCGCTTCTGACCATCGGTCTTCATCTTCTGCCTTTTTCAGAATAGTGCCGTCATCCATTAGAACATACATCGTCATTACACCACTCTTGTTGAGTACTGTCGAGACACTAACGGGGTTCAAGTTCTTTCTCCACGAGTCGAGCAAACTCTATGATCTTTTTGTCGCCAGAGATGGCATA